TGAACATCACCAACATTAAGCAAAGCACCAAGATTAGAAAAAGTAATACCACCAACGGTGATAGGTGCGGCGGCGTTGCAAAATGTGTAAACCGTAGCGGCTGTGCCAACAGTTAATTTTACAAATTCAGCATGGTTAATCTGCGAGCCTGTAACAGCGTTAATGGTTGTCATGTGATGTACTCTCTAAAAACAAATGGCGCATCCCATTGCACAAATGCTCCGTTGGTCATTGGGTTTAAAGTATATGTTGGACAGGCTTCAGCAACAACTGTAAACGTGCATTGATTCCCAATGTAAACAGTTGTGCCTGATGATGGTGTGCCAATCAAAGGTCGGTGAATACCTACAGACGAGCCGGCAGAATCAGCCGTAATCTTGTATGTATATCCGTTAATCATAATAAAATCACCGGCCTTAAACGTGCCGTTAGACGTAAGCGCAAGCGTTTGTGTATTAGCCGTTGGTGCGCCATTAAGAGTAGCCGCTGTTGCAGTTCCTTGCATCGTGGTAAACCAAGACAGATTGGAACTGGTCATCACAATGGTTTCAGATAGTTGGCGATCTTTATTGTCAATCGCCTGAATGATTGCACGAACTTGCGGGTAATATAAATACGCATGAGGTTGTATCGTAAACACCCAAGGTACTGCTGTCAGATATTGCGCCACAGTAATGTAGCCACTTCGTGCTACTTGTTGTCCAACCATACGGCGGTTGTTAACCGTCATTGATTGTTGTATTTCAAAGATGGTTTGAAAACTCATGCTCGACCCCTGTTCACCGCCAATGATTTATTAGCGTACTGATTTGCCGCCCAAATTGCGTTTGAACTTCCGTATAAGCGTTCTTCAAATGATTTGGTATCAATAGCGTTAATGTAATTGTTGGTTACGTTTGTTGTGCCACCCATACCGCTTAAAGCATGGTTTGGAATAATATTTCCTGCTGTCCGTGGCACAAACAATTCAGGTCCACGTTCACCCACAATGCTTGCTTGACCCACCGCAGGGGAACCACCATCAGCATATCCGGGAACGCCTGTCATTGCCGCTGGTTGATAAGGGTTTGCACGCATACCAAACATTGACCCAAACAGCGAACTTAAAAAATTAGATGCCGCCGCTTTCATCTGCATGGCAATCATGTCTTGGATAATACTTTTGGCAAGGTCTTTAAATCCAAGTTTGCCAGTACGTACAAACCTATCAATAGCCGATTCCATATTGCCCATTACTGATTCAAACGCTTTTGCACCTTGTTCTAATTCTGTCGGCATATCACGCAAGAATCGAGTCGCTTGTTTAGTAAAGCCTTCTTCGTACGTGCCTTGGCGTAAATTTAAAGTTAATTGATATTTTTCACGAGAAATTGCTAAAGATTTTTCTGCCAATGCAACTTCACGGGCTTCCGCTTCTGCTCGGGCTGTTGTAGTTAAATCCCTGCGTGCATCAAGTTCTTCAAGATTCGCCGTTAATTGTTGTCTAATCTGCATTTGCTCACGTTCAAGAATAAAATCTTCTTGACGCATAGTTGATGCCTTCATATCCAATCGCATCATCTCTTTTTCATTATCAAGCGCAATGTTCATTAAACGCTGACGTTCTGCAACTGCACCATTTCCTTTTTCGTACATACTAAAAAACTCAGCGCGTGCCTTGGCATCTTCTTCTGCCGCCTTTTGCGCATTAGCCGCACCTTGGGCATACAGTTGCATTTGTCTTTTTCTTGCCGCTTCTGCTTCTTTAGATTCGGCAACTGAACGACCACCACCAGCGGGTTTAGTTACCGCACTTTTGTTTGCTAAAGCGTCAATTGAATTTCCATATTCACTGACACCCATTACTTTATTTACAAATCTATCAAGGTCTTGCCGAGCAATAATGTCGGCCATTTCCTTTTTGCCAAATACATTTTCAAAATCTTTGTCATCATAAGATGGAATAACACTTTTAAAAATTGTTATGGTTAATTGCATCTGTCTAAGCAAACCGCCTAAAACAAATGCCACTTCCGCAATTGATATTGCTATTGTTTGGAAAACAGTTTTAAATATTGGACCCAAAATATTTGTTTCACCGGCTAAATCTTTGATGTAATCAATACTTGCTTTTAAAACAGGACCCAGTTGCGTAGCCAATGTAACCATTACATTGCGAGATGTTTGTGCTAACAAATCGTAAGTGTCAGCGGCGGCTTTAATTGCTTTTTCTTGTTCTGCAATAATTGGATTGACTTCGCCCATTCTTTGAGCAAAACCAACCATGTCAACGCCCTTGGCGGCTTTAGAAAAAACCTCCATTGATTTAGCACTACGCGTAATCGGGTCTTCAATTTTTCCTAAATTGGCAACTAATTTATTTAACAGTTCTTCTTGGGAAAGTTTACCCAAATCTTATAAACTGATTCCCAACGCAATTGCTGTTTTTTGCGCTTTATCAGAACCGCCTGCCGCTTCGTCAATAAATTTAGCAAACGCGGATAGCATCTTGCCCGCGTTGTCTGCTTTGCCACCCGAATTGGCAAGCGCATTGGATAACTGTAATACAGTACCAATTGCAACTTCATTGGCTTCGGCTACGTCGGCTAATTCATCGGCATATTTAACGGCGGCAACACTTGCGGCTAATAATGCGGTTGCACCTATCTTGCCAAATTTTTCTGCTGATTGGCTAAACTGTTCAAGTTTTTTGCCAGCCGAATCTAATCCTCGGCTGAACTCCGCAGAATCTAAGCCTAGAACAACGCCAAGGCGGGCAATCATATTAGCCATGTTTTACCTCAAACAATTTTTTATCAAACCCCTGTGCCTGTGTCATAAACATTAAAAGGCTATCGTTTACAGCCGCTTGTTTATTGCCTTCAGGCAACGGTGGATAAATGTAATCATACGCATTACCAAGGATGTTGGCTAGTTTATAAGGCGGTGAATTTGCCGGTCGCATATAGTTAAACACCCCGTTTGTCAGGGTCGCTATTTGCGTTAGCACGCCGTAATTTCCAACCAACCCATCGGCATACATCGTTTGGATGTTTGCCATGGTTACATCATCAATGTCTTGTATTGTGTCTAAGGTGTGCCCGTTGAAAATCATTGCCGCTTGACATTGACTTTTCAACGAGCCAATCAGTTTCCCCGCGCTTCCTTATATGTTGGGCTGATAACTTCGCCAATCTTTTCCACAATCTGCATTTGTACCGAGATTGGAAATTCATCTTGTATATCGGCATAAGTTAAATCTTCTAGGCTTGCACCTTCAAGTTCGGGCACAAGCAATTTAAAAAATTCGGTAATACGCGCTTCTGTAATAGCCTTGTTTTTTGAGGCTTCACGCATTGAACGACCCTCAACCAATATGTCGTTATCGGTAAATTTAAAATCTTCGGTTTGCGTTGTTTCAAATTTTCTCAAAGACTCGGTAATTTCAACGTAAATTTTTTCTACCGTTTCATCATCTGGCTCAGATACTTTTTTGTAAATTTCTTCTGATTCTGCAACCAATGGAATACGAACTTTAAATGTATGACCACCTAATTCAAACGAACGAATTAAAAGGTTCTTTCTGTTGGCTTGATACTTGTCGCCAAACGCACTGGAAAATTTTGTCATTTCTGTTTTGCCTTGTATTGTGTTATCCGCCTACCGATAATTTCACCAAGCCTTTTGGCGGTTTGTGGGGCTTGGCTTTCCATTGATGTTCGTAAATAAGGATGCGCTGGGTTTTGTGCAGAACCAAATTCTTGCGCTATTGCCCGAGCATCGCTTTTAATACCTGTAAATTTGTTTGCGCGATACGCGCCTACGTGAGCATCGCCTTCCATTGTGGAAAGGCGTTTTTTGGCTTTTAATAAGCCTTTGCCTTCACTCATTTCGGCTAGTTTTTTACCCGATGCCGTTGTAACTGCCGCAATGACTGTATCCGTATCGGTTATGTATTTAGACCGTCTATCACGACGTGAGGGGCGTCTTGCCTCAATTTGTAAGGATAACCTTAAACCACCTGTATTAACCGGCGCACGAGCAATTGCTTCAGTTAATACGGGTTTCATTGCCTCTCGTACTGCGGGCACTAGGATTTTACTGGTGGCTTTTTTATCACCAATTTGCTCTGCCAAATCATCAAATGCGGCAAGCACATCCTTCAATCCAACGATTTTGAAAGATGCTTGCATGATTTAAACCGCCTTGATAATTTTATGAAATATAAGGTGATTGACTTGCAGTGCGTAATCTACGACTTCATCGGGTGTCATTTTGTCCGCATGATGTTGTGCAATTTGATGCGCAAGCGTTACCGCTGTCATGCGTTGTTGAGAAAAGCCAAACCAATCTTTTCGAGATTCGGCTTGGCTTACTAGGAAACCCAACAAATCGTTACTGTCTTTTATTGTCGTAGTCATGTTTTATTCTTTTATTTTTTTGGTTGGTGCATACGGAAAGTATGATGCCAAAAACTGTAATGCAGTTTGTTGTTCCGACCCCGCCGTGGCGTTTGCCAAAGCATCCGCTATTTCTTTAGGGTCTAACTCCATGCCCCTGACCACAAGGTCAAAAGGCAAGTAGGTACTGGTCAGCAATGTTACTGCGTCATCAGTGGTCATAATTAAGCACTGGCAGACCAGCCGTATTGATTACCACGAGGATGAATTGTAAAATTAACCTTGGCTTCGGCTCCGGGAGCCGAGTCAATAGTCCATTGGCTTACGCGACCATTAAACGCATAAATTACAATGCCGGTGCCATCAGTAGCGGAGATAACAAACGTGCGGTCAATTGTGCCGTTGTAAGCATCACCACGAAGCAATAACAAAACTGTGTCGCTAGGATTCCAAGCGGCTGTAATGCTCATACTTGTCGGTGCGGATTGCACAGGAATTTTGTCCGATTGGCGTGAACCCGCAA